TCATTGCGGCTAACCCGCAAGGTTACATCTACAACGCCAGCACTGACGTGTTCCAGCAGATCACCGACCCTGACTTCCCCGGCGCCGGCACTGTCGGTTACATCGACGGCTATTTTACGTTCAACGAACCTGACAGCCAGAAAATCTGGGTTACGTCGCTGCTCGACGGAACCAGTGTTGACCCGCTGGAGTTTGCCAGCGCCGAAGGCAATCCAGACAATGTCGTTGCGGTCTTTGTAGACCACCGCGAAGTCTGGGTGTTTGGCACAAACTCAACCGAAGTCTGGTATGACGCAGGACTTCTTGACTTTCCGCTGACCCGTATCCAAGGCGCGTTCAACGAACTAGGCTGCGCTGCCCCGTACAGCATCGCCAAGATGGACAACCAAGTCTACTGGCTAGGCAAGGACGCACGCGGCCAAGGCATCGTCTACAAGGCCGCTGGCTACATCGGTCAGCGCGTGTCTACGCACGCTATCGAATGGCAGATGCAAGAGTATGCTGACCTGACAGACGCTGTTGGATACACGTACCAGCAGGACGGCCACAGCTTCTACGTCCTGAACTTCCCTAGCGCAGACACCACATGGGTGTACGATGTCGCTACCGGCGCATGGCATGAGCGCGCTTCGCTTAATAACGGCGAGTTTAACCGTCACCGCGCTAACAACCAGATGTTCTTTAACGACACCACAGTTGTTGGCGACTACCAGACCGGCAAGATTTATGCGTTTGATCTAGAAGTGTACGCTGACGATGGTGCGGCGCAGAAATGGCTACGGTCATGGCGTGCGCTGCCGACAGGCGCTAACAACCTCACACGCACGATCCAGCACGCGCTGCAACTTGATTGCGAGACAGGCGTGGGCCTGAACAGCGGCCAAGGCAGCGATCCGCAAGTGATGCTGCGCTGGTCAGATGATGGCGGCCATACATTTTCTAACGAACATTGGAAGTCGATGGGTGCTATCGGCAAATACGGAAAGCGTACCATCTGGCGCCGCCTTGGCGCGACGATGAAGATACGCGACCGCGTCTACGAAGTGTCTGGAACAGACCCTGTACGGATTTACATTATGGGCGCTGAACTAGCCATTAGCGGGACGAGCGCCTGATGGCGTTAGCGCCGATCAACCCTACCCAGTTAACGCCGCCACGCGTCGCCTTTATTGACGAACGGTCGGGGGCGATTAGCCGTGAATGGTATCGGTTCTTTCTGTCGCTGCTGACAGCTACGCAGACCAACCAAGAAGAAGTCACGCTGGGGCCTGACGCCATATCGCTGCTGGCTACATATGACGCCATGTTGGCAGAACTAGCACAGGCTACCGAAAGCGCCCCTGACTGCTGCGTGTCTGGTGAAGCCGTCTTGGCAAGCGATATTCAAGGGTTAGCAAGTACACCGCTTGGCGCAACAGTGTCTGCCTTAGCGGCTGTGCAAAGCGAAGTCCAAGCATTAGCCTTGTCGCCACCGCCACTAGACGAGTTAGCTATACGAGCGTTAAGCCCATCCTCAACCGCGCCTGTCACTAAGACCGCCGACTTTACGGTCGCCCCCACCGAGACATGGATCATCAACAACAAGTCTGGATCAACTTGCACCGTCACGCTGCCGTCCGCTGCAACGTACTCTGGTCGGTATCTTACGTTCCAGAACAACCAAGCCCAGACCCTTGTGTCTGCATCCAGCGACGTTGTGCCGCAAGGCGGCGGCGCAGCCGGAACAGCAATTTTAACTGATGTGTCTGGTAACTGGGCTACCCTAGTGTCAAACGGCACAAATTGGGTTATAATGCAAGCCGCTTCGTTTAACACTTTGCTATATTAAGGAACCAGATATGGCCGTATCTATCAGTAACATCATCCCCGCTAAGACAGCGGAAGCATCCCAGACAACACAGTACACGTCAACTGGCGTGCAGACGATCATCGACAAGTTTACCGCGACTAACTACAGCGCGACCGCCGCAACGATCAGCGTCAACCTGATTACGGCTGCTGGCTCCGCCAGTAACGACAACTTGATCGTCAAGACCAAGACGCTTCAGGCCAGCGAGACATATACGTTTCCTGAATTGGTCGGTCATGTGCTACCTAACAATGGCTTTATCAGCACAATCGCTGGCACGGCGTCGGCAATTAACATTCGTGCGTCAGGTCGGCTAGTCAGCTAATGCCCCCCTTTGTCGTATTTTCATTACCAAGATCGCGGTCAGCTTGGCTGTCCCGCTTTCTGACTTATGGTGAATGGATGTGCGGCCACGAAGAGTTACGGCATATGCGTAGCCTTGACGATGTGCAGGCATGGTTTTCGCAGCCCAACATTGGCACTGCGGAGACAGCCGGCGCGCCTTGGTGGCGGCTGCTAGAGCGGTTTGCGCCTGACGCCCGCGTTCTAGTTGTACGCCGGCCCCGCGACGAAGTTGCCGAAAGTCTGATGAGCATACCCGGTACGCAGTTTGACCGCGCAGCACTCGACGCGATACTGCTGAAGCTGGACCGCAGCTTAGACCAGATTGAGGCGCGACTGCCCAACGTCTTGTCAGCGTCGTTTGACAGCCTGAACGAAGAAGACACTTGCGCTGCTGTATTCGAGCATTGCCTGCAACAGCCGCATGATCCGGCGCACTGGGCGCAGTTGGCCCCTGTCAACATCCAGATCAGTATGCCCGCCATGATGCGTCACTATGCAGCATACGCTCCTGCGATGGAAAAGCTGGCGTCGATTGCCAAGCACCAGACGATAGCGGCGCTGGCGCCGAAAGTAGATGAGCCGCCCGAAGGCATCACCTTCCAGACAGAAGGCTTTGATAGCTGGATGCAAGACGCCGATAAACTGTTTGACGAGCATCTTGTCCAAGTGGGCGAGACACCGGGCAACTGGCAGAATAAAAACTTGCCGCTGATGCGCGCGCTGGACGGCGTTGGCGCCATGCAGATAATGACCGCACGGTGCAACGGCAGAATGTTTGGTTATCTGATGACGCTAATATCGCCGTCGTTGACTTCGCCGGACATTTTATCTGCCACAAACACAACATTCTTTGCGTCGCCAGAATTCCCCGGTTTAGGCTTGAAGCTGCAACGCGAAGCAATTAAAGAGTTAAAAAATAAAGGTGTTGACGAAGTGTTTTTTGATGCGGGTAAAAGGGGTTCTGGTCCCCGTATTTCTATGCTATATAAGCGTCTAGGCGCGCAAGACCACGGTAGTTCATACCGTCTGCAACTGAAGGAAGCGTAAAATGGGTTTGGCAGCAGCAGCAGCTATAACAGCTACAGCCGCAATCGGCGGCGCCGCAATTTCAAGTAGTGCGGCTAAGAAAGCATCTAGGGCGCAAGTCCAAGCGTCGCAGGATGCTAACGCTGCACAGGAGCGTATGTTTCAGCGGCAGACAGAACTGCAAGAGCCATTCCGCCAAGGTGGGCTTACCGCGCAAAATGAGATTATGCAGCTTCTGGGCATCGGCGGTGACAAAGCCGCTGCGGGCTATGGCAGCCTCGGTAAATCTTTTGGCACTGAGCAATTCCAGCAAGACCCCGGCTATGGTTTCCGTCAAGCAGAAGGAATGAAGGCGCTAGAGCGGTCAGCAGCCGCACGTGGCAATCTGCTGTCAGGCTCTACATTGAAGGGTGTGCAGCGTTTCGGTCAGGACTTGGCAAGCCAAGAATATCAGAACGCATTTAACCGCTATCAGGTTGAGCGGACCGCCAAACTAAATCCGTTGCAATCGCTAATGGGTTCAGGTCAGTCTGCCACGAACGTGCTTACGGGCGCGGCAGGGCAGATGGGTCAGAACGAAGCGTCGAACCTGTACAACGCAGGCCAAGCCCGCGCATCGGGTTACATCGGTTCAGCCAATGCGCTTAATACCGCACTAGGCCAGATAGGTTCTTTTGCGTCAAACGCGCCTATGAACAACGCTATGATGAACTACTATAACAAGGGCGCCCCCGGCGGCATTCCAAAAGGTTAATACTATGCCAAACCAAATGATAGCCCTTCAAGCGCGCAGCCCACAGCTTCCCGATCCAGCGCGTATTGGCGCGCAGTACGCGAACATGATGAACATGGCGCGCCAGCAGGAAGCGGCGCAGCGTCAAGCAGAACAAGCACAGCAAGAAATGACGTATAAAGCCGCGCAGGAAGCACGCGCAGCGGAAACACAAACATCCACTATGCGGGAAAAAGACCAAGCCTACCGCGACAAAGAATTTGTAAACTTACGCAATATAGGTAAGGATGTATCGTCGCAACAAGGCTACGAAGAATGGCTAGGTTTGGTCGAACAAGCTAACCCAAACATAGCCAACGCATACAGGAAGAATGTACCTGTGTGGAGTCGGGAAGCGATGCAACAGATAGTCGCCACCGCTGACGATTTTATCGCTAAAAACATTGCCGCGCGTGTAGCTAATGTTGAAGTCGATGCCGACGGAAACTTAATCCTTATACAGTCAGGCGGCTTTGGCGGACCAAGAGTAGAACCTGCGGTTATAACCAATCTCCCCGGACAGCCCTCTGCGCCGCCAGCCGCCGCACCGGCTGCCGCAACGCCAACTAACCCCATGTCGGCGAACGCGCCCGCGCCAAACACGGCGGCGACTGAACCGGGTTCGCTTGGCTTAGTAATTGCGTCTGCTTTGGAAACTGGCATCATGGCGCAAGCCGATCTTGACCAAATGCTATCAAAGGTACAGCCTGAAAGCCGCCCCAAGATTATGAATTGGGTTCGCCAGAACGGCATAAATGTTGCGCCCAACACGCCTGCGTTGGTGGACAACCAAATGCGTGGCGCGCCAGCAGATTTAGCTGGTGAAATGCGTACTACGCCAATGGCGTATGATGGCCGCACACCGCAGTCTCAGTTTGCTGACTTGCGTGGTCCAGCACTGCAATCGCAGACCGCTGGCCTTCGGGGCGCCCCGCCAATGGAACAGACACTGGCGCAATACCAAATTGGTCAGCAAGTTAAAGGCCGTAACCCTAACGTATCAACGGCGCCAGCAGAGACACCTGAACAGGCTGGGCGCAGAGCGCGTCTTGCCCGTGAAACAGAAGGCGAAGTATACAACAAAGAATTGGCGCGCGCTCGCGCTGCTCGAATAGCGGCTAACGAAGCTGGCCCTAAACCCTTGACATCCGTTCAAGAATCAAAGTTGCGCGAAAATATCACCAAAGACTACAAGTCGGCACGGTCAACAATCTCTATGATGTTAGACCCTGTGGCGGGCGTTGTGGCAACGGTTGATAAAGTACGCAAGTTAAGCCCTTCACAGAAAGAAGCCATTACAGGTTTGAGCGGATACTTGCCGTCGTTAACGCCCGGATCGCGTTCAGCGGATACGGCGATTAAAAACTTGCGTGGTAAAGTTACGGAGATGGGTAAGTCCACCGCCGCGCTTACCGGCGCTATCGGTCAGATGGCTGTTCAAGAATGGCGCATCGTTAGCGACATGATTGCATCGCTTGACATCGAAGGTATGGAACCCGCTGACTTGGATAACCAGCTAGACATCATTGAAGCGCAAGCCCGTAGGGCCGCGGAAGTTACCCGCGACGCATACGAAAATCAATATGTCGAAGAGTTTGCCCGCTATCCCGGACGCTTTCAGTTGCCTTCGTCTACAGGCGCAGCAGCTAAAACGCCAACGGCGGAGTCGCAAATGCCGCGGGTGCGTAACAATGCCGATTATAACAAGCTGAAACCCGGCGCCATGTTTATAGACCCTAACGGCGAAAAGCGGAGAAAACCAAAATGAGTTGGCAAGACGCGCCTAAGGTAACGCCAACGCGGCAACAAACGCCAAAAAGCAGTTCTTGGAAAACCGCGCCTAAGATTAAGAGCGAACGCTCTTTGATGGATACCGCGGCGGAAGCCGTACAAAACATTCCTAGCAGCGGCCTTAATTTTCTAAAAAGTATGGTAAGCGCCGTAGAGACACCTGAAGCACTGGTTAAAACTGTTGGTACGGCTTTAGACCTTGGGGCAGGCGCGCTTAACCGTGCTGTGCCGGCGCAAGTGCGTGACTTTATTAACCGTTTTGACACCGACCCGGCTTCAACCAAGCGTGCCGTGCAAACCGCACAGCAAGTGGGCGGCGTATATCGTCAGCGTTACGGATCGGTTGAAGCACTAAAGCGTACTATCGCCACCGATCCTGTCGGCGCTGCCGCCGATCTATCTACCATTTTATCGGGCGGCGCTGGCGTTGCTCGTCTTGGCGGAAAAACAACCGCGCGCGTATCTAACGCCATGACGCGTGCAGCCGAACTTACCAACCCAATAAACGCTTTGGCCGCTCCTGCCCGTGTTATACCAAAGGCGCTTGAGCGCGCGCCAGCAGCCGTGCAACAGATTATCTCGCCAAAACAATCCGCATATTTGGAAGCCGCGGAAGGTCGCGCGCCTGAACTTATCGCCCAACTTCGCGCGCCTAGTGAGATTGTGCCGGGCAGCAAACCAACTGCGGCGCAAGCTGCATCGCCGCTGAACCTTACTCAATTTTCAGCATTGGGTGCGTCAGCAGAAAAAGCAGCGCCAACACCTTACTACGTCCGCGGCGCTGAACAAGAAGCTGCGCGCCTTGAAGCCATGAGCGGTGTGGCTAAGACACCCGAAGACATCACGGCGGCGATTACGGCCCGCACCGCGGCTACAGACCCACTATACGCTGCTGCTGAAGCAAAGAAATTTCTTGCCGACCCGAAACTTATGCAGTTGGCGGATGACCCTTACATTAAGCAAGCGTTACCAGAGGCTTTGCGTTTGTCTAAATCGCAGGGCGCAACCTTTGAGAGCAACCCAACGCTGTTCCTTCACAACGTAAAAATCTCTTTGGATGATATGCTGTCCAAAACTGGCGACACTGCGTTGGTGCGCGGCGCACGTTCTCAAGTCATGGACGTTCGTAAGCGTCTGCTTGGCTGGTTGGAAGGTAAAGTTCCTGAATACGGCGCTGCTCGAACAACTTTTGCGGAGATGTCCAAACCCATTAACCAAATGGAAGTTGGTCAGTATCTAGAAAATAAGTTGAAAACATCGTTAGAAGCCGGCGGCGAACGCGCCAACGTATTTGCGGCGGCAGTTAAAGATGCGCCGGGGACGTTGAAGCGCGCCACCACAAACGAAGCGCGGTTCAAAGAACTTACTGATGTGCTGACGCCAGAGCAGGCAAAGATTGTTACGGATATACGTGATGATCTTGCCCGCGCTGCCAAAACAAATATCCAAGCACGCAAAGGCGCCGCCGCAGGACCTAAGGTAACGGACATGGCGACGGCTGCCCAAAGAAGTGCGCGCCCGCCGCAAATGTTAAACCGTATCACAACCTTGGCAAACGATATTTGGTCACGTTTACAAGGTAAGATCGACACTAAATTGGCGATTGAAATTGCTAATGAAATGTTAAACCCGCAAGTAGCGGCAAATATGTTAGCAAAATCTCTAGCTGGCCAAACGCGGGCAGCAAAGATCGGTGAGGCCGGCGGCGCTACGGCGCGTGCCGCAGGAAAAGTTTTGCGTTCGCCGGCTGCTCTGGCAGCGGAACGCGCGCAAAACGCCATGAACGAATCCAACTATCCTACCTTAGTAGAATTTTAATTTTTAACCCGTAAAAGGTAACATCATGGCCACTATCGACGAAACACAAGCACAGCTTAATACGCACGAACAGGTCTGTGCATTTCG